ACTGTTGGATGGCTGAAGATGCGTTTGGATATGTCCCCACAGAGCTACGTGGCGATTCAGGCACACAAACTGATCCTGCGTATCGTAAAAAAATTCTCATTGTTGACGATATCAACGATACTGGTGCTACACTAGAATGGATTCGTAAAGATTGGCCCAGTAGTTGTTTGCCTAATCATGCAGCATGGAATGTGATCTGGAACAACAATGTAAAATTTGCTGTTGTTGTCAACAACGAATCAAGCAGTTATCAACATGTTGATTACAGCGGTTGTAGCATAAACAAACTAGATGATCCATGTTGGGTGGTTTTCCCTTGGGAAAATTGGTGGTCCAATTAAAAGTATAAATACAATTCTACACAGCGGCCTTTCTTGGCATTCATCCCGCTTTACAAATTCTGCAAGCCTATGCTAAAATCTTAACATAGGAGAATAAAATGCTTTATCTTAACGAAATACAACAACCACGCATTTACAAATATACTTCTACGAAAGAATACCATGACGCATTTCCATGTGCCTATCGTCAATGGCGAGCTGACAGTCATTGTAATCTAATACATGGCTATTCATTTAGTATGAAGTTTTTCTTTGGCACAGATCATTTAGATGTACGTAACTGGGCTGCTGACTATGGCGGTCTCAAAGAACTTAAATCTATACTGGAAGACCAATTTGATCATACCTTACTAGTAGCACAAGACGATCCTGAACTTGAAACTTTTAAACTGTTACAAGAAAAAAAGTTGGCCAAGCTCACTGTATTACCAAGACTGGGCTGCGAAGGACTAGCCGACATGTTGTACAAATATGTTAATGGAGTGTATATTCCTGACATGTGGGGTCCAAGCGAAGCAGAACGTTTGTGGTGCTATCGAGTAGAAGTACGTGAAACACAAAGCAACATGGCATTTCGTGAAGGTCATCGTGAATGGAATGAGGACTTGTTTGTATGAGTAAAATCAAAGTAGCAGAACTGTTTTATTCAATACAAGGTGAAGGCAGATACATGGGGGTGCCTAGTGTGTTCCTGCGTACATTTGGCTGTAATTTTAAATGTGCTGGTTTTGGCATGCCTAAAGGCCAATTAAGTAAAGAAGTTGAGGATATAGCAGCAAGAGTTCATTATTTTGACAAATACGAACAATTGCCGCTTGTGAGCACAGGGTGCGACAGCTATGCGTCGTGGGATCCTAGATTTAAGGATCTTAGTCCCATGTTAGAATCAGACGCTATTGTGGAACGTATCATGGAGATTCTTCCACATGGCAAATGGAAAGACGAACATCTTGTGATCACCGGCGGTGAGCCGTTGCTAGGTTGGCAACGAGCTTATGCCGACTTGCTAAATCATCCCCGTATGCAAAAGTTAAAAGAAATCACTTTTGAAACCAATGGCACACAAGAACTGGATACCAAGTTTGCAGATTATTTAAAGAATTGGACCAACACACAAGCACGTGGTCGCGAAGCACTTACATTCAGTGTCAGTGCCAAACTTCCTGTTAGTGGCGAAAGTTGGGAAGAAGCCATTCGTCCAGAAATTGTTTATTCGTATCAGGATATTGGACACACTTATCTTAAACTGGTTGTGTCTACTGCAGAGGATGTACGAGATGCACTAAAGGCAGTAGAACAATATCGCAACGCAGGATTTCGAGGATCAGTATATCTAATGCCGGTTGGTGGCGTAGAAAGTATATATTCGCTAAACAATAGAGCAGTTGCGCTACTGGCAATGAAACACGGATTAAGATACAGCGATAGATTGCAAGTACCACTATTTAAAAATGAATGGGGAACCTAATGTTTGATTGGCTTAAAAAACGACCAGAAGCGAAAACAGAAACACGACCCGAAACACCAAAACCAAAAACTAAATCTAAAACACCCAAAGAAATTGCCACAGAAGCAGGAGAACCCTACATCAATATTGTAAGTGTAGAACTGGATCCCGAAGACATTGGCAATGGCTCTTTTGAATTAGATTGGAATGATGTTTTTGTGGCTAGGCTGGTCAAGGCCGGATACATGCAACGCAAAGACGATACCGACGATCAGATTGTGGATCGTTGGTTCCAAAGTGTTTGTAGAAACATTCTCAATGAAAATTTTGAACAATGGGAAGCCAATCAACCGTATGATGCAAGACCCAGACGAGTGGATAGAAATGATTTAGGTAATGGACGTACCGAGATCTCATGATTCTCTACGTGAATGGTGATAGCCATAGTGCTGGAGCCGAAGCAGTAAATGACTACTGTTTTGCCGAAGACGACCCATTTTACTATGCGTTAGGCCGTATTCCTCATCCAGACAATGAACGAGCCAGCTATGGTTGTAATATTGCTAATGAACTGTTTGCCATTTTACATTGTGATGCAGAATCAGCCAGTTCAAATTCTAGAATAATTAGAACCACACGAGAATACATAAAAAATAACAAACCAGATGTCATCATAATTGGTTGGAGTACCTGGGAACGTGAAGAATGGTTACATGATAATACCTATTGGCAAATAAATGCAGGTGGTGTTGGATCGGACTGGCCCGATCCAATCAAAGAAAAATATACAGATTATGTTGCCAATTTAGATTGGAACAAAGCTACCAAGCAAGCACACAACCAAATACACGAACTACACACTGAATTATCTGATTTAAAAATACCGCATTTGTTCTTTAATACCTACAATGATTTCCGCAATCAAGACCCTTTAAAATGGCATGATTCATATATAAACCCATACGATCCAGATATGACATACTATAAATGGCTGTCGGACCAGGGATTTGAATCAAATCAATCTTACCATTTTAGAGCAGATGCGCATAGAAAATGGGCAGAATTTCTTTTACCATGCTTGACCAGGTTATTATAATATGCTACTATTAATGTATGAGATATCTAATTGTAGACACTGCAAACACATTCTTTCGTGCTCGTCATTCGGCCCACCGTCAATCGGACACATGGGATAGATTAGGATTCGCTATCCATGTTACCCTTGGTTCGGTTAATAAGGCTTGGCGGGATCAGAAAGCCGATCATGTGGTATTCTGTTTGGAGGGACGAAGTTGGCGAAAAGATTTCTATGAGCCGTACAAAAAGAATCGTGCAGTCGCTCGTGCAGCCCTCACTGAAGCCGAACAGGAAGAGGACCGACTTTTTTGGGAAGCGTTTGATAACCTTAAAACGTTCCTGTCAGAAAAGACTAATTGCACAGTTCTTCAACATCCAGAGCTTGAAGCAGATGATCTTATTGCAGGATTCATACACGCACACCCTAATGACCATCACGTTATTATATCTTCCGACACCGATTTCTACCAGCTATTGGCGCCGAATGTCGAGCAATACAACGGTGTTGCCGATGAACTACACACGTTGGCAGGTATCTTAGACAAAAAAGGCAAATTGGTAATTGATAAGAAAACCAAAGAACCCAAAGTCATACCTGATCCGCAATGGATCCTGTTTGAGAAGTGTATGCGCGGAGATCCAACAGATAATATTTTTTCCGCATATCCGGGTGTCAGGACCAAGGGCTCGAAGAACAAAATTGGTCTCACTGAAGCTTTTGCTGACAAACATAAAAAAGGATATGCTTGGAATAACCTTATGCTTCAAAGATGGACAGATCATAACGGTGTAGAACATCGAGTGCTAGACGACTACGAACGCAATCGAGTGCTAGTGGATCTTACTGCACAGCCTGCAGAAGTCAAAGCCAAGATCGCAGAAACTATAACAGCAGGTGCAGTAAAGAAGAGTAGGCCAATGGTGGGCGCACAATTCTTGAAGTTTTGTGGCAAGTATGAGCTGAATAGACTGAGCGAACAAAGTTCCAGTTTCAGTGAATTTTTAGGTGCGGAGTATCCCAGATGATAACTTGGCTAATATTGGCCTTGTTGTTTTTTAAACACTTTCTAGCAGACTTCTGTTGGCAAAGTGATCGTATGATTAAGGACAAAGGTCACCTGGGTAGATTGGGTGGCCTTCAACATGCGGGACTGCATGGTGCTCTCACTTATGTGATACTCATGCACTTTTTAAACATCCAGGCCTGCATAATAATTGCAGTATTTGACAGTGTTATGCACTATATTTTTGACTACATGCATCGCAGAGCCACAGTGCGTTTGAGTGTGGATTCAAATGCCTTTTGGTTATGGATTGGGCTGGATCAATTCTTACATGCAATGATTTATTTGATAATTGGATTTACAGTAACATTTTTAACTGCGGATTACATATGATTAAAAATATTCACAGTAACCAAGATTATTTTGCAATACATCAATCGTATTCGCCGGCGCAACATCAATTCAGTCCGGGTGCTTTGAGTGCCGGTGCTTTGAGATACAATCCAAACAACGGTGAAGTAGAAGTTTATAATGGTCTCACCTGGCATGTGTTAGCCAACACTGTCACAATAAATTTGACCACAGAAACAACAAAAATATTAGAATGGGCACGTGACAAAATGCAACAAGACGCACAACTAAAGGATCTAATGGCTCGACACCCTGGTTTGAAAGATTTAAATGACAAGTTTGAAATCATGAAGATGTTATGCATGGAGGAAGAAAAACAATGAACTGGTTACGAAGAAAATTACGCCGTTGGCTCGATGAGGAAGACGAAATTAAAATGAGTCGAGCCACGGTAGTAGAAAGAGATAGATCGGCACCGGCACAAAATGGTATGAACTTTTGTTTGTATCAAGCAGTGGGTGGTCATATTCTCGAATCTCGTAATTATAATCCCAAAACCGATCGTACCGAAGGCACACTGTACATGATTCACGACGATGAAGATTTTGCCCGACAAGTGGCACATGCAATCATGTTGGAGCAAATGAAACTATGAGTAATTACACAATGGCAGCGTCGGTTGCACCTATCACGGCTGCGCAAATATCGCAAATTGATCTAAGCGGAACATATGGCATGGGTGAGAAAAAATTACCTAACAAAAAAATCACATTTGACGTACATACCGCTCACGGCGGATATGTAGTTAGAGTATCACAGGGATATGGCAATGATGATAGTATGTATGTAATTGGCGATACACAAGATCTTGGACAAGAACTTGGAAAAATTGTTACACATCACACACTGGCAAAAACATGACCGAACGAGTAGCTAAACCAGTAATTAAAAATAAATTTTGGGTTGTAGAAGATCACGGCCAAAAGATTGCTACCATCCAGGCCAGAGCTGATGGCGGGTTTGTATATGTGCATGACGAACAACGAGAATTTTTTGCCAGTGTAAAAAATCTCAAACAGAAATACAATATCAAGTTCGGATCTGCGGACAAGGCCAAAAAAGAACACGGTCGAACAGTTTATGGTTATCCGGTGTCGGGCAAGTTTTACAATGAAGTATGGGATGTCCAAAGACGCTTGCCCATTTATAGCAAGACTGCAAAAAGTAAAAGTTTGTTCTGTGCCGGATACTACCTAATCAAACTCAACGGTACTTGGTCCGAACACTATTGTCCCAAGAACATTACTTTGAGTAGATACCAATTCCAAGGGCCATTCGAAACCAAAGAGGCCATGAAAGAACACTATGCAAAAATTAAGTTTGGCAGTTAAAAATTTTAATGACCGTGTAAAGGTCATGAACCAGACTGGCAGCAAACAATTGAGTCTCAGTGCAGAAGAAGCAAGAAACCTGCATGCGGACATATTTAATCTGTTGGCCAATCTAGCAGAAATGCAAAACACAAGAGAACCCGAGCAGCCCACAAACATCGGCCTTGACGGCGGCGGTTTTTAACTTAAACTACCCATATTTTAGCATAAATATATAGTCAAGGAACTCAAGTATGTCTAGACCTAAACCCACAGTATTGTTAGAACACGTTAATAAATCTAACTACAAAAGCGATCAAGTTCTCAGCAGCGAAGGAATTTGGGCAGTTTTCTACGACAACAAACCAATCAATCTCAAGAGCTCTAACATGTTGGTTGCTTATCCTGGTCCCAAATACAAAAAGGTAAGTTTTAGTAATAGCGGGCATGCTATCAATCTAGCCAAAAAACTCAACACTCTGTTCAAAACTGACAAATTCACCGTGGTCCTAATGAAACAAGGTGACCAAATCTACCCATAATCAACACGACTACACCGCCGGCATCCTTAGGGCCGCGGACCGGGATGTTGCAGAATATTCGCAGTATATAAAAAACTGGTGGTGGAATCATACCGATCCAAACACACTCAGATTAAGCAAATCAGGAATACAGTTTATTCGTAAATTTACTCGGATCCCTGTGTATGAATGTGTGCTGTCCGAACCTTTGCGAAATAGAACTCTCATACAACTCAGTCGCCTGATGACTTGTCCGTACTATATACAAAAACTTGATCTTGTGCTACTGTTAGGCGAACAAGAAACTGTAATGCTTAAATTACATGCGGACAACTTGCAACAGTACTTGGACACGTTGCAACTTTAACAACCGTTGCACATAATTCACGTTTTGCATATAATATACAGTCTTGTTAAAAGGAGGCTGTATGTTAGCACGTACTTACATTAGCAAATATGCAACCAGCAATAACAAAAAAGCAATAGTACAATATTACAAAATACCCGCTACAACAAAATGGGTAGAGTATATGTTAGACAAGCACGATATTAACAAAATATTAATGGATAGCGATTTTACAACAAAAATGGATTTGTTAGAAGTTTTGCAAGTTTTAGAACGCAAAATTGATTATATGTACAAGCATCCAAATTTTAATTTTAAAAAAGCAACAGACATGTTTCATATTTTGAAAAATGCAACAAAAGTTGCAGATTTAGCAACACCCAAAACTGTTGCTAAAAAGCAACGGAAAAAACGCTAGACCAAAATAGAGCAATTTGTTATAGTTTGACTATGAAATTTATTTTACTAGCTCTAGCAATTAACCCGCCCGCTTACATGGGCACTTACGACACACAAAAAAGTTGCGAAAATGCAATTCGTAGCATTTATGCAACACCGTTTTTTGTACCCAGCTTAACATATTCGCAACAATATATTGATGTTGTAAATCGTGTAATAGACACACAGTTGCAATATCAGCAAGAATACCGTTGTGTTGCAAAATAACAACACTGTAAAATGGTAGACCATAATAGCCCATTTTGCTATACTATTGATGTTGTCAATTAACAAGGAGGCTTTAAATGAGCAAGACTTTTACTTTTGCAGGCACTTGCGTTGAGAACGGCGCAGTCGTTTATAAGTTTGCCAACGACGCCAATCGTGCCAAAGCACTTGAGCGGTTTGGTTGCACAGACATCAACATGCTTCAACTGCCGTTTGCAATGGGCAAAGATGAAGCAGTAGAGTGGCTGAATGGTCAAGGCATCACTGCTACAAAGCCAACTCGTGCTGCCAAGGCTGCAAAGCCTGCCACAGTCAAGGTTAAGGCTGCTAAGACTACTCAAGTGGTTGCAGTCAAAGCCAAGCGAGTGCCCAAAGAGTACAAAGCAGGCATGGATGCTGCCAAGTTCTTCGACACTTGGATGGCTGATGCCAAAGTCAAGGCTGATGCATGGCGCGAAAAGAACGGCATCTAACAATAAGGGTCTGTGGCAGAAATGCTACAGACCTTAATTGTGTTCTATACTATAATAATGCTTCACACGTTGATTAGGGAGAAACTTAATGGCTGTTACAGAAACTCGTACGGTTACGCCCGAAGAGGCTCGTAGTCGTATTCTTCGGTCGTTCAAACACAAACGACCCATGTTCCTTTGGGGACCACCAGGCGTTGGCAAGAGTGAAGTGGTTGCTGACATTACGCACGAACTAGGTGGCTACATGATTGACTTGCGACTGAGTCAAATGGAGCCCACTGACATTCGCGGTATTCCGTTCTTTAACAAAGACAACAGCAAGATGGATTGGGCACCGCCTATTGAATTGCCCGACGAAGAACTTGCAGCACAATATCCTATTGTAGTATTGCTATTGGACGAGATGAATTCGGCTGCGCCGGCTGTGCAAGCGGCTGCATATCAGCTGATTCTGAACCGTCGTATCGGCAAGTATCATTTGCCAGACAATGTAGTAATGGTGGCGGCGGGTAACCGTGATTCGGACAAGGGTGTCACATATCGTATGCCTAGTCCGCTGGCCAACCGCTTTGTGCATTTGGAGGTTCGTCCAGACTTTGAATCGTGGCAGAATTGGGCTGTAAAGAACAAGATCCATGCGGATGTTGTGGGTTACTTGAGTTTTGCCAAGTCGGACATGTTTGACTTTGATCCGCGTAGCAACAGTCGTTCGTTTGCTACACCTCGCACTTGGACCTTTGCAAGTGAATTCTGCCACGACGAAGGTGTTAGTGCTTCAGAACTCACGGACCTTATTGCAGGCTGCGTGGGTGAGGGTATTGCACACAAGTTCATGGCTCACCGCAAAGTGGCCGGTTCGTTGCCCAAACCCGAAGACATCCTGGCAGGCAAGGTCAAAGAACTCAAGACCAAAGAAGTGTCGGCTATGTATAGCTTGACCACCAGTATGTGTTATGAGTTGCAAGACTATTACACAAAAAATGGCAAGGACAAGATTGCCGAGTTTCACAAGATGGCTGACAACTTCTTGCGATTCATGATGGATAACTTTACAACCGAAGTTACTGTCATGGGTGCGCGAGTTGCACTAACCACATACAACCTGCCAATGGTTCCGGGCAAGATGCCAAGCTTTGATGAGTTCCATCAGCGTTATGGCAAGTATGTGTTAGCGGCTGCTGGTTCAAGTAAATAAGTTCGATCGCGTGTGAGGCAGGAGGCAGGACTCAGGTCCGTAAGACCTCCTTTTTAGTTATGACATTAAAGATAGAAAAACTGGATGGCAGATACAATGGATCTTTGTTCTGGAAGACTCGAGTGTTCTTTCAAGACAGATACACTAGCCAACACGATAGATTCAGACAGTTTCATCAATTGCGAGTCTGGATGACCGAACTGTACGGACCCAGCTGCGAACGAGATTACTACAGTGCCACGGCATTGGGATTCAAAGACCACGGATCGTTCGACCCACCTTGGTGTTGGCACATAGATAGACAGTTTCCCAACAATAACTACATATACATCAAGGATGACGAAATGCTGAGCCATGTGTTGTTGAAATGGAATTGACCATAAATCCAAAACATGCTATAATGTATTACAAATTAAGGAGAGGCCATGGCAGAATCTACAGTAATTGACAAAGCAAAAGCAGTCACAGTGACTGATCCTAAAACGGATGCGGCGGCTCGTGAAAAACTGACCACTGCTCGTATTGGCCTGCTGTTAAAGGCTCCGTTCTTTGGACAATTGGCCACTCGAATGACGCTGACCAATGCGGATACTTGGTGTTCGACCGCGGCCACAGACGGACGCAAGTTCTATTACAACAGTGAGTTTGTGTTCAAGATGCCGCTTAAACAGCTAGAATTTCTTGTTGGACACGAGATTCTGCATGCGGTTTATGATCACATGGGCCGGCGCGGTGACCGTATGCCGCGACTGAGTAACATTGCCGCCGACTACTGCGTCAATCAAGATCTAGTAGAACAGCGGATCGGCGAAAAGATCAGTGTAGTGCCAATCTTGTATGATGCCAAGTTCAAAGGTTGGAGCTATGAAGAAGTGTATGACTACCTGTATGAGAATTCGGACAAGATAGACATCAGCCAATTGGAGAAGATGATCCTGGATGATCACTTGGAAGAAGATGGCGATGGTGGCGGTGATGATGAAGAAGGCAACGGCAAGCCTAAATTGAGCAAAGAAGAAGCACAAGCTATTCGCGACGAGATCAAGGGTGCTGTGATCGCAGCGGCTCAGGCTGCAGGTGCCGGCAACTTGCCCGCGGGTGTCAAGCGACTGCTCAAAGACATTACTGCACCTGTAATTGGTTGGAAGGAACTGCTACAACAACAGATCACCAGTGTAATCAAGAACGACTATACATTCAATCGTCCCAATCGTAGAGGCTGGCACATTGATGCTATCTTGCCTGGTCTCAAGCCGGGAGAGATGATTGACATCTGTATTGCCATGGACCAGTCCGGATCCATTGACGAAGAAGATAGCAAAGCGTTCCTGGGAGAGATCCGCGGAATCATGGAGGCATTCGACGAGTACAAGATCACGCTGTGGTGCTTTGACACAGAAGTTTATAATGTCAAGACTTACACGTCAGACAACATCGAAGACATCGAGAACTACGAACCCATGGGCGGCGGAGGTACCGACTTCGAAGTCAATTGGGAGTTCATGAAGCAAGAGGACATTGAACCCAAGAAGTTTATCATGTTTACAGACGGCATGCCATGTGATTCGTGGGGTGATGAGAACTACTGCGAAACAGTATGGATCATCAAAGGCAATCCTGGTTGTGAGCCACCCTGGGGCATTTGGGCACATTACGAAGAAGCAGCGAAAGGACGATAATGATTGTAGAACTCAATGGAGAGGCAGTTGATGGTATTGTAAAAAGTATTCTTTTACAAGATTACAAAACCCTTTGCTCGGATATTAAGAACTTGGAGTCTGTAAAAGAACTACCCGAATACAAACAACAAGATCTTGTGGCCAATCGTGAATACAAAGCCGCCATGGAGAAACTGATGGAATACTATATTGGTTTCAATTGGCAGCAACAACTTTAAAAGGACGCTCATGGAACCAGTCAAATTTGATGAAATCAAAGCCAGTAAAAAAATTAAAAAACTAATCTATGAATTACAAGAGCGACTGTTATTGACCGAAGATGCGCTCGAAGATATTACTAGAGCAGCTGAAATTGTACAGGTAACTGGACAACGAGAAATTCTCAGCACCTGGATTGATCAGTCAAACGATTTCTTGAAGGATCGTATGGTACGCCCTGACAGTAGTGTGAGTGCGGATCAACAAAAGATCCTGGTGGTAACCGACGACGCCGAGAGCAATAAGAATGTTACGTAACGGCGAAGCCAATCCTTTGACTGTGCATGGACTGCGAGAACTAGCCCGCTGTCCGCCACACTTTGTACAGGTCAAATTTGAATTGCGCAACAGCTACAAACAAATCACCGATTGGATTTGGGAAAACTTCGAAGGCCGTTTCTGGATCGGTGACATTTACTATCCAACCGAACGTGGATCTATTGCCATGACTGCTTGTGCAGCCTTTGAACTGGCCGGTGAAGCCAGCATGTTTTCTTTAATGTTGGATCAAATCCAACAAACCTACTACACATAAAAAAATTCAATAGATCCTGTCTCCATTAAATATATGTAACTTTAATGGAGAACAAATGGACGAAAATCCTCAAACACCCGAACAACCAAATCTAGCTCTATCGGATCTAGTATTATTACTAAATCTGATTCGAGTAACCAGCGAACGCGGCGCTATCAAAGCCGACGAACTCAGTGCTGTTGGCACAGTTTATGATAGACTGTATAAATTTCTAGAAGCCAGCGGCGCCATAAATAAATCAGCACCCGCTGAACAGCCCGCAGAACAATCTGTATAAAAATCAAGGAGAAACTTTATGTTAAAACATGTCGGCAAACACAACGACAAGAGATGTGTCATTGTCTTTAGAAAAATCCCCGAACTAGATCACATGGCACTGGTAGTTTACAGCGACCTGTTACCAAGAATGATCCACGACGAAATCATGCGAGCACTAGAAAGTCCACAGGGTCAAGAAGCCAGAGAGTTGAGTGATGTACTATTCAGAACAATCATGGCCGATGGACATAACTGTTTAGAAAGTCTGCATCGTAACGGATTGATGAAGAAAGTACCTACCAATCAAGTTCTAGTTACTCCAACATCA